CGTATACACAATGCCGTGACGAAAACCAGTTAATCATGTTTTTCCTAGAAAAATGGGAAGAGACTTCGCCAGACATTGTGACTGGTTGGAATATTAAATATTTCGATATTCCGTATCTTGTTAGTCGAATTAATCGATTGATGGGAGAGAATACAGCTAAACGATTGTCGCCTTGGAGAAAGGTTAACGAAAAAAATTCAACTTATTCAAAGCAAGATGGAATTTCATGGAAATCTTTTGTCAATTATGAATTAGTTGGAATTTCTACGCTAGACTATCTTGAACTTTATAAGAAGTTTACATATGCACAGCATGAAAGTTTTTCCCTCAATCATATCTCATTCGTTGAACTAGGAGAAAAGAAACTAGATTATTCTGAAGTGGAAAGTCTGCATCAATTGTATCGAACCAACTTTCAAAAGTTTATTGAGTATAACATTCGTGACGTTGAATTGGTTGATCGCATTGATGCTAAGATGAAATTGATTGACATGGCTCTTGCACTTGCATACGATGCAAAGGTTAATTATGAAGATGTATTCTCTCAAGTTCGCATGTGGGATGTTCTCATTCATAATGAATTGATTGATCGTGGTGTGGTTGTTCCACAAAAAGTGAAGACAATCAAAAGTGAACAGTATGCTGGTGCATATGTTAAAGATCCAATTGTAGGTATGCATGAGTGGGTTGTTTCTTTTGATTTGAATTCTCTTTATCCCCATCTCATTATGCAATACAATATTTCTCCCGAGACTATTGTTCCAGGCATAAAGGCAAATATTTCTATTGATGATTTATTGAACAAAGAATATCAAGCATCAAGCGAATATTGTATGGCGGCAAATGGTCATTACTTTAAACGCGACAAGCAAGGTTTTCTACCTGCAATGATGCAGCGCATGTATGATGATCGTTCGATGTATAAAAAGAAGATGATTGAATCTCAGAAGCAATATGAGAATGCAAATACTGCAGAAGAAAAGCGCATTTTATCCAATCAGATATCTAAATACAAGAATCTTCAGCTTGCAAAAAAAGTTCAATTAAATTCAGCTTATGGCGCACTTGGTAATGAATGGTTTCGATTCTTCGACATTCGCCAAGCAGAAGCCATCACACTATCTGGGCAATTGAGTATTCGTTGGATTGAAGACAAGCTAAACGGCTTCTTCAATAAATTATTAAAGACGAAGAGTGTGGATTATGTCATCGCATCAGATACGGATTCTGTATACGTCAATCTTGGTCCGTTGGTACATATGGTCTACGGATCTAAGAATATTGAAAAAGAGAAAATTGTTGACTTTATCGACAAGGCTTGCACAGAGAAAATTGAACCGTTCATTGATAAAGCATATCAAGAACTAGCAGACTACATGAATGCATTTGATCAGAAGATGCAGATGAAGCGTGAAGTGATTGCAAACAAAGGTATCTGGACAGCAAAGAAACGATATATTCTAAACGTATATGATTCCGAAGGTGTGCGTTTTGCAGAACCTAAACTAAAGATGATGGGTATTGAAGCAGTCAAGTCTTCGACACCAATGTCATGCCGAGATAAGATTAAAGATTCTCTAAAGATTGTGATGAATGGTACCGAATTAGAGTTTCAAGAATTCGTTGCAGATTTCAGAAAAACTTTTACAACACTAGCATTTGAGGACATTGCTTTTCCTCGAGGAGTTAATGATATAAAGAAGTACAAGTCTTCAAAAGATATTTACACAAAGGGTACACCAATTCATGTTCGTGGTGCTATTCTTTACAATCATCTTTTGGAGAAAGAGAAACTAACAAAGAAGTACCAGACAATCAAAGATGGCGAGAAGATTAAATTCTGCTACATGAAAGTTCCAAATCCAGTACAAGAAAATGTATTTGCAATCTTGACAATTCTACCAAAAGAGTTTAAACTGGAGAAGTACATTGACTATGAAACTCAATTTGAGAAAGCATATCTGGATCCAATTAGAACCATCGTCAATACGATTGGTTGGAATGTCGAGAAAGTCTCTTCGCTAAAGAGTTTCTTTAGTGACGATTAATTATTTTATGGAGAATTAAATATGGGAAATTTCTTTTCTGATTTAGTGGAGCAATTAAAAGATGAAGACACTAAGATACTTGCTGACGGCAATGCTAGTGCTGAATTTAATGGTACTATTGACACTGGTTCATATGCTCTTAACGCAGCCCTTAGTGGAAGTATATACGGGGGAGTGCCCAACAACAAAGTCACAGCATTTGCGGGTGAATCTGCAACAGGTAAAACGTTTTTCGTCCTTGGTGTTGTAAAGCAATTTCTAGATGACAATCCAGAAGGTGGTGTGATTTACTTTGATACCGAAGCTGCAGTCACTAAGCACATGATGGAATCTCGCGGCGTTGACACTAAACGAGTTGTTATCTCTGAACCAGATACGATTCAAAAGTTTCGACATACTGCGTTACAGATCATTGAAAAGTATTCAGCGCAACCATTAGCGAAGCGTAAGCCAATGATGATGGTTCTCGATTCTATGGGTCAGCTATCTTCTACGAAAGAAATGGAAGACACAGCAGAAGGCAAAGAAACCAAAGACATGACCAAATCATCAATTCTAAAAGCAACCTTTAGAGTTTTGAATTTGAAACTTGCAAAGATCAATGTTCCTTTACTTGTAACTAATCACGTTTACGATGTTGTTGGTGCATATGTTCCAACAAAAGAAATGTCTGGTGGTTCTGGTCTAAAGTATACAGCTTCAACAATTGTTTTCCTTTCGAAGAAGAAAGACAAAGATGGTACGGAAGTTGTAGGCAATATCATTAGAGCGAGAATGCAGAAGAGTCGATTCACCAAAGAGCATTCTGCAGTAGAGATTCGATTAACTTATAGCAAAGGTCTGGATCGCTATTACGGTCTACTTGATATTGCTGAGAAGTATAACATCATTAAGAAAGTATCTACACGATATGAACTTCCTAACGGAACCAAAGTCTTCGGCAAATCAATTAATGATGAGCCTGAAAAGTATTACACAAAAGAAATTCTTGATTTAATTGACGAAGCATGTAAGAAAGAATTTTTGTACGGTCAAGAATCTATTGTTGGTGAAGACGGAATTGAGGAAGAAGAACATGAAAATGAATGAAGACTATCAAGTAACTGAAACAGACATTAAGTACAAAGATAGAGATACCGTCGCTACTATTAAAATTTTGACTGGAGAGTATGCTGATATAGAATTTAACTTTGGAGAAATTAGTTTTGGAGATGAAGAGAATCCTGACGGAACATTTACAATCAGCTTCAATTATGATATTCTACCAGAAGAATATAAAAATCTAAAGAGTGATGAAAACTTCGAAAAAGTTGTTGGAACAATTCTAAATGATCTTTTGTTGGAATCAATAAACGCAGCTGAGAAAAGGTACAAAGATGAACTTAGAGCAAAAAATACTGAAACACCTGTTGACTGATGAGGAGTACACAAGAAAAACTTTACCTTTCATTAAAAGCGAATACTTCCAAGATTCCTCTGAGAAAATTCTTTTCGAAGAGATAAAAAACTATGTTGTTAAATATAACTCAATGCCTTCAAAAGAGGCATTGAGCATTGAAATTGACAACAAAGTAAATTTGACCGACGATCATCATAAAAGAACTATTGAATTAATTTCTGAAGTTTGCACTAGTGATGATACGTCAGACACAAAATGGTTGATTGATGCAACAGAAACTTTTTGTCAAGAAAAAGCTATCTACAATGGAATCATGCAAAGCATTCAAATCCTAGATAGTAAAAACAAAGTCGAAAAATTAGATAAAGGTTCAATCCCAAAAATACTTGCAGATGCGCTATCCGTTTCTTTCGATAATCACATTGGTCATGATTTTATTGATGACGCTGAAACACGCTACGAATTCTACCATAGAGTTGAGAAGCGAATCCCGTTCGACTTGGACTACCTCAATAGAATTACAAAAGGCGGTCTCGCAGAGAAATCATTAAACATTGTTCTTGCTGGCACTGGTGTCGGTAAAAGTCTTTTTATGTGTCATTGTGCAGCAGCTAATCTCACAATGGGAAAGAACGTACTGTACATTACATTAGAGATGGCAGAAGAAAGAATTGCGGAACGAATTGATGCTAATCTACTTAACATTGAATTGAATCATCTAGTTGCAATGCCTAAAGCAACATATCTAAAACGAATTCAAGAAGTGAAAGAAAAGACTAAAGGTAAGTTAATCATCAAAGAGTATCCGACTGCAAGTGCAAGTGCAACAAACTTTAGTCATCTGCTAAACGAATTGAAATTGAAACGACAATTCATTCCCGATATTATCTACATTGACTATTTGAATATTTGTGCATCATCAAGAATGAAACATGGATCAAATGTTAATTCGTATACATACATCAAATCGATTGCAGAAGAATTGCGTGGTCTTGCTGTAGAGAACAGAGTTCCAATTGTTTCTGCTACACAAACTACAAGAAGTGGCTATTCTAATTCCGATGTTGGATTGGAAGATACATCAGAGTCTTTTGGTCTTCCTGCAACTGCCGATTTAATGTTTGCATTAATTTCAACAGAAGAATTGGCAGAAGCGAATCAAATTATGGTAAAGCAATTAAAGAATCGTTATTCAGATCCAACAACAAATAAAAGATTTGTAATTGGAGTTGATAGAGCAAAGATGAAACTTTATGATGCGCCTAATTCATCGCAAAACAATATATCAGATAGCGGTCAATACGACAATAAAGAAGACGATACTCCAATCTTTGATAAAAGCGCAATTGGTAAGTCATTGAAAAATAAAAGAGATTTTTCAAATCTTAAGGTATGAGACTTTAACGCCCACCTCTAGAACCCGCCTGGAAGCGCCTCCAGGCGATTCTTGCTAACCCACCCACACTGCCCTACACGGCGCCTATAGACGCTCCTATAGCGCCGTAAAACTGTTGTAAATTTACAACGTTGTATTTGTGCGACACCAAAAAAGTCCTTGCTTTTTTCCAGGATCAGAGTACAATAGATCTTGTGGTGAGAGAGAAACAAAGGAACAGAAAATGAATTTCAAAGAAGCTATGATCGTTGTTGAAGAATTCAAAGAAACCTGGTGCTTGCCTGGGTTGCTCGAAACCCTTGAATTCATGGCTGTGCCACGCAACCGCGAAGAGATGACCGACGAAGAAGTCCGCGCCTATCGCGTTGTGTGTATCGAAATGAGCAAACTGTTTGCTCCAAAGGCTGCTTAAAATGCGTAAGATCGAAGAAAAAATCCTAAACTTGTTTCTAATGAGTTTCGTGGGTGTTGCGACACTCTTTCTGATGACTGCTCTTGTTGACGCCCTAGCTAAGTAATTGAGGAATTGAAAATGAAAGTAGGCGATAAAGTAATGTCCTTCGATTTCAACGGAATCGATAGCTGCTACATGGTTGGCGAAGTTGTCGGAATCCAGAGAGATGGTCTCTTCCGTGCGAAATTCATCAAGCGGGTTTGGGAACATGAAGAGGATACGAAATTCAAAACCGACTACTTCACCGCTCCCATGCAGGGACAAATGTTTGGTGACAACAAAACTTTTCCTCGCGTTGTAGTTGTCGGCTAAAATGATGAAAACCACCAAAGCCACGATTGTTGTGCATCATCACGACAATACAAATTTCTTTAAGATGAAATTGCCAACGTGGCGGTGGGGATGTTGTGAAATTGTGCGGGAAGTGACTTTCGAAACCTGTCCGCATGGAATTTACGCAGAGGGTGAATTGGGATTCATCATGGCCTACGGTAAGAAGGTTCCCGTCTACCGCGTCGAGGGCGATGACCACTTCGAAATTCTGTAGAAAAGCCTTGACAGCAGACCAGAACCAGCGTACAATGGATCTTGTGGTGAGAGAGAAACAGCGGAGTCCAAAAATGATTACTTGTACAGATGTTGCTGATGCGTTTGATTGTGGTTGGTCGCCAGAAGCCGTTGCTGCGGTTTTCAGGTTAAACCTGACTGATGTGTTGTCATTCTACAATGATTACATTGAGGCCTATGAAACAGCCGTTCTTGGTGATCCAGAAATTCAGCGCGGTTTTGATAATTTTCGGGAGTGATTGGAATGTTAGTGAAAACTGAAATGGAGATGCTGATTGACGTTATTGTCAAACGTGAAATGTCAAAAGGTCTTTCAGATACCGATGCGCGAATTTTTGCTCTTGGTTATCTAGGATCCTACGTTCAGCACAATCTTATTAATCAAGTTCCAAAAGCGCGGCGCAAGTTGATGCAAGCTGATATCAATGAGCGTATTACCATTATTGCTGGAGACATTTGAAATGGCTTACATGAATCAAGAAAAGAAAGCAAAGATTGCTGCCAAGCTGAAGCCTGTTCTAAAAAAGTATGGCATCAAAGGTTCGTTGTCGGTGCATAATCATTCCTCGATTTGCTTGACTGTTAAGTCTGGAACGATTGATTTTTTCGAAGACTATGGTGATCGCGAAGATGCCACAAAGTTTGGTATTCAAGTGAATCCTTATTGGTATCACGAACATTTTGCTGGTAAGTCTAAAGAGTTTTTGAAAGAAGCATTCGCTGCTTTGTATGGTGCTGATTACTATAACAATAGTGATGCACAGATCGATTACTTTGATACCGCATATTATGTCAGTCTTAATATCGGCAAATGGAATGCACCATATCAATTGGTTGCTTAATTTAAAGGAGTTATATGAAATTCGAAGAAATGTCAGAATACGATCAAGACAATTTGGATTTTCTTTTGTTTGCAAGTGATGAAGTGATGCAACAATGGCATGCTGAAATGGATGATGATGATATTTCATATGCTATGGAGTTGCTTGAAACCGCAAAGTGGTATATCATATCCAAACAAGTAGAACTTGGAATTCTAAACGTCACAAGTTTCGCTGCAGCAGATGCAGCACTTAGTAAATACATGCTTTCACAAAATGGAGATACAGCAGAATGAATATTAACGTTAATCTAGAAGTTACAGAAGATTCAGTTAAAGATTTGACAACCGCTTATTTGCTTCATGTATTCGAAGTGAATAAAAGCCTGCCATTAGATGAAAGCGAGCAATTGAAATCCGCAATTGAAATTGTTCTTCAATATCTAATGGATGATGAAGATTTTCAAAGGGTTCTTGAAGATTTGCAATGATAATTTATACACATCAGAAATCCAAGCGGCGCAAGCCTAATGCAAAGCAGAGAGAACTTGAAGCTGATTGGAATAAACTGCTCGACAAGTATAGTCCAAAAAAGATTGTAGTCAAAGCAGAATCCAAGCAATACGAAGTTGCTCCTTTGCCGCATAGAGAAATACATAGCGCAAAGAGTTATGATTCTGGTGTTGGTGCTGCGACAAAGCCAATTCATGGAAAAGTCTATACTGGTAACAAAATGATTGGCATTGGTACGTTGCATAAGTCGAATGCGGTTCCAATCTTTACAGACGAGGAAGCAAAAGATCAAGCATCAATGCGCCGATAACTTTAAATCCTGAGACATAAATAAGCCTGTAATCAAATACAGGCTTTTTTTATTGGACGGAATAAAGACATGGCACACTTAGCATCCAAAGCAACCGACGGAAGACTATCTTTCACAAAGTACGTTACTGACAATAAAAGATATAAAGAAATTGATTATGAAATTGAGAAAGGCTTAATTGGAAACTTATATAAAGCAGCTAAAACTGGTCTTGTCATAGTAAAACAATTAAAAGCAGAAACAAAGTTTAAGATTATAGACACAAAATTATATGAAATTTCTGGATTGAAACTTGCTAAGGTTAAAGTTGGTGCGGTCGAAGGAATGATCGAAATCAACAAAATTAGAAAACCAACGAATGCTAATAGCACACAATACGAAGATGAAGTTGTTGAAGCAATCAATAATTACATTTTAGAATGTGGCGGTAAAGTTGACATAAAATTAAAAGGCGACAATGTAATATACAAAGATATTGCGTATGCAATTAAAGTTGATAAAACTCTAAAACGTCTAGGCGGAGTAAGAGGAGATCCTAAAGCAGACATTATTCTATGTAAAGACATAAAAACACCTCTAGTTAAAGGATCGATATACTTGTCGCATAAAAAAGCTGGTGGAGCTGAAGCGTTTCAGCAATATGGTGGATTATCAGAACTTGCTGGAGAAGAAATTTATAATCATCCCCTAGTTCAAAAATTTTTAGGTAATGTTGTTAATATTCTTGGCGATAAAGACCAATTACCATCCCCAGTTATGGGCACATTTAAAGATGTTAGATTGTCAAATCTATCAATCTATGGCCCAGAATTTGGTAAAGCATTTTCATTACAACATGTTCAAGCAATTGGCCAAGGTCATGCAAAATTTACTGTTAGTGGTAAAAGTACAGAATTGACATTTGATGGTGGAATGGGATTATCTGGAGATTTAAGTCACTTTACTGGAAACTTTTTACCAGTTTTTGGTGCAACATTTAGGGCTGGTAGAGGATTTGAATATAAAAACAAAAGATATAATGGTGTAAGATTAGGTATCTATCCACAAAAACTAATGGCAACAAGAACGGGTTTAATTAAAATCGAACTTTAATAATATTATAAATAATGCATAACGCAGTTAGACTAAGGTAAACCTGCAACAGATAAGGCTAAGGCAATCTCTATATGAACTTTAAAGATTTTATTGTCGAACAAAAAAACACGCACATGGAACATGCAGAAGACGATGTTCTAAATGGTGGTGTCAATGGTGCAAGAGATAGCATTAATGCACTTAGAAATGTGCGAGATATGCTTACTGGTCATTCCAAAAGCAAAGTTGACATTTCAGTCAAGTGGGATGGTGCGCCAGCAGTCTTTGCAGGACAAGACCCAACAGACGGCAAATTCTTTGTTGCAAAGAAAGGTGTCTTCAATAAAAATCCCAAAGTATATAAAACTCCAGCAGAGATCGATGCAGACACTTCTGGCGACTTAGCGGACAAACTCAAAGCATGTTTGATGTGGTTACCTAAGATTAATATCAAAGGTGTCATTCAAGGCGACTTGCTATTCACACAATCAGACTTGAAGACAGAAACAATCGAAGGCGAATCATACGTTACATTTCATCCAAATACATTAGTGTATGCAGTACCTTCAGAAAGTGAACTCGCTAAAGATATCAAAAGAGCAAAGATTGGCATTGTCTGGCATACAATTTACGAAGGCGATACATTCGAAACAATGTCAGCAGTCTTTGGTAAAGATATTCTAAGCACACTTACAAAGAATCCAAACGTTTGGATGACAAGCGCAGTCTATAAAGATGTTTCTGGTAAAGCTACACTAACAAAAGATGAATACGATAAAGTAACTTTAGTATTATCTGAAGCTGGAAAAGTATTTCAAAAATTAGATGCATCAACTTTAAACTATATTAATACTGATGCTGATTTAATTGAAAGAATTAAAACATTCAATAATTCAAAAGTTCGTGCTCAGTTAAAAATTACTAATGTCAAAGCGCATGTTAAAGAACTGATAGAATATATTGAAGAATATTACGAAAAACAAGCTGCTGGTAAAGGTGAAAAGGGTCGCGCTACCCAAATGACAAAAAAACAAAACGTTTTAAATTTCTTTTCTGACAAAAACAAATCAAATTTAGAAAACATTTTCACGCTAATCAATCTATTAGCAGAAGCAAAATTGATTCTAATTAAAAAGATGGATGAAGTAAAACAGTTGCATACATTTTTATTGACAAAAAACGGTTACGAAGTGACTGGTGTTGAGGGATATGTTGCAATTGACAAAATTAAAGGTAATGCGGTTAAATTAGTTGATAGAATGCAATTTAGTCATGCAAATTTTTCTCCAGACATTATCAAAGGCTGGCAAAGGGGAAGCGCAATGAAAGAATCATTTATTAGAGAAGCAAAAACTAAATCGAAAGTCGTTGTAGTATATGGTGGAGGCTTTCAGCCATTTCATGCTGGGCATTTAAGTAGTTATACACAAGCTAAAAATGAATTTCATACCCCAGATTTTTATGTTGCATCAAGTAATGATACAAAAGTGCGTCCAATTCCATTCAAAGATAAAGAGTTTCTAGCACAACAGGCTGGTGTTACAGATCATTTTGTTCAAGTGATACAACCAATTAATCCTAAAGAGATTATGGATCGTTATGATGAAACTAATGATATTCTTATTCTTGTTCGTTCAGAGCGAGATCCAATGAAATATACAAAGAAAGATGGATCTCCAGCTTATTATCAGCCATTTGTTAGTATTAATAAATGCGAATCGTTTGATAAACATGCATATATTTTTGTAACTAAGAAACATGATTTTAAAGTCAATGGTGAACTTGCATTCTCTGGTTCCCAAATTAGAAAAATGTATGCAGAAGCAGACTCAGATGGAAGAGATGAGATCATTAGTGATTTATATCCAAAATCAAAAAACAAATCTAAAGTTAAAAAACTATTAGACAAATACATAGGTGGCGGTATGAGCGAAGAATTAGAAGAAGCAAAGATCAAACTAACTGCTGCACAAAAAATACAAAGAGCAATTGAAAGAGAGCGAGAGAAAAACAAGCCATACGCTGCAGCACAAGATAGAGAAAGAAGATTGACAGCAATGATTAATTCTCACGATCAAAAGAAAAAAGAAGACGAGAAAAACGAATCTATTTTGGGCTATTCACAAAGACTTGCAAGAGGTCAAAGATTTAAGAGAATGCAGAAGCGTTTGCTCAGAACAAGACTTGCACAAGCAAAACGATTTGCTGATCCTAAACGCCTAAAAGGTCGTGCAGTTAAAGATGCATACAAATTGTTTAGGGCTAGAATCACTGGTGGCAAGAATTATGCATCATTAAGCACAGGTGAAAAGATTAGCGTAGACACACGATTACAGAAGATGTTGCCGGGAATTAAAAAACTTGCAGCAAAATTAGTTGGTGCTGAAAGACAAAAAGAAATGCAAAGAAAACAAAAAGCATTGATGAAAAGAGAAAGCACAATGGATGAGTTATTTTCTCTAACTTTTAATTTGAATGAAGTTGCTCAAGATCCAGATATTAAAAGTAAAGAAGGTACTCAGCCTAAAAAATATTATGCTGGACTAGATAAAAATACAAAAGAATTACGATCAGCTCATTTTGAAAAGAATGGACCAAAATCAGATTCAGATAAGTCTGGCTATGAAGATGCGCCGGGAGATAAAGAAGCGAGAGAAAAAGGAATGCCTCAATCCAAACACACACTTAAATTTAAAAAGATGTATGGTGAATCTATGGATAGAAAAGAATCATCAAGACTAGACCAATTAGTTCGCATGGGATTAGCTGACACAAAGATGTTATCTGTTCTCAAGCGTTCAATGGAGAAACTAAAATCTGGCGATCAATTAAGCACACAAGAAAAGTCTGCAACAAATGATTTGCTATCTACACTTCTAGATATGGTTCTATCTTCTGATAGTCTATTTGGAATGACAAGAAAGCAATTGCAAAAAGAATCTGTTGATGATAAATTTAAAAAGTATATTACTCCAGCATCAAAGTCTACACCAAAGATTGAAAAGATTTCTACTCCAGCGGGAAAGTCTGGAAATGGAACTGAATGGAAAGTGACTGGAAAACTATCAAGCGAGACTAGAACATTTAAGAGTAAAAAAGACGCTGAAGACTATTTCAACGTAGTTAAAGAGTCTATGTATGATTATGAAAATGATTATGAAGATTCTCCAGAAATGGATGGAATCGAAATGGCTCAAATTGAATTAGCTAACATGATTGAAGATGCAAACGATTTATTAGATATGCTTGATGAAATGGACGAAGAACCAGATGAATGGGTTCTTTCAAAGATTACAAAGGCTGCTGATTACATTGCAACTGCATCAGACTATTTGCAATTTGAAGATAATTTTGAAATGGGCGACGAAGAAGATGACGATGGAGAATACTCTGGCGAAATCGATGATTCCGTTCTTGACCAATACACAATGGACGCACCAGCAAGTGATTATGGTTCAGCATATGAAGAATTTAGACCAATCATTGAAGAAATCGAGGGTCTTCAGAAGAAAGCTGAAAAGTCTGGCATTTCATATGGCATATTGAAACAGGTCTACAATCGTGGTATGGCTGCATGGCAAGGTGGTCATCGTCCAGGAACTACACCACAGCAATGGGCATTTGCTAGAGTTAATTCATTCATTACAAAAGGTCAAGGCACCTGGGGTGGAGCGGATAGTGACTTAGCATCTAAAGTAAAAAAGAATGAAGAATTCTCTAAATTCGCTGAAGCATTAGAATGGGGAACAGATGCACTAAGAATGTCTTATGCAAGAGCAACTCCAGGACAAAGCCCAGATATCATTACGGCTAAATATTCAGCAAATAGTGTAATGAATACATTGAATGATATCACTACACAAAGAAAGAAAAAGATTTTTGATGAAGAAACGTCATGTTGTGGTGATTGTAAAGATGAGATTGTCGAAACTGTAGATTGGGAAAATATTTTAGTTGAAGCAGATTATCAAGGTAAAACTGTCAAATTAAATGATCCTTTTAGAACACCAGGCGAAAATAAAAAGTTTGGCGTTTATACTATGGGACCAAATGGTGATGTTGTGATTGTTAGATTTGGTGATCCAAACATGGAAATTAAACGTGATGATCCAGAAAGATTAAAAAGTTATAGAGCGAGACATGGATGCGATAATCCAGGTCCGAAATGGAAAGCAAATTATTGGTCTTGTCAAATGTGGCGTTCAGATAAAACAGTCGGCGAATTAGATTAAAAACATACGGAGATAGTAAAATGTCAACACTAGCAGATAAAATGGGATTGCCTAAAGGTCTTTTGGACGCGGTTAACGGCGTATTGTCGGAAGAACTAAGTCCAAAACAAAAGAAAATCGACAAGAATAAGAATGGCAAGATTGATGGACAGGATCTTGCTATTTTGCGTAAAGAAGATCAAGATTTAGAAGAAGGCGGCGAACAATACAAAGTCAAATCTATTGGATATGATCCAAAGAAAGGTGACTATTTTGTTCATCCAACAACTGGCGAAAAAGTTTACAAGTCTGGCGTAAGCAAAGGTGATCATGTAAATCCAAAGACAGGTGAAGTGAAAAAGAAAGTTGCTGAGTCCGAGTCTTTAGAAGAAAATGATGCAGCAATGAAAGCACACATGAATATGGGTCATCGTGTTAAACAAAATTCTGATGGTTCATATACATGGTTTGATGACAAGAATAAAATTGCAAGAAAAGTTGACGGAAAGAAGCAATCATCCGTTAAATGGACTGCAAAAGGAAAAGATGAAAGTGATCCAGATGATATGGATGAACAAGTTAAAGTTGGAGACAAAGTTAGTTTTGATCATCCAATGAGATCCATTCCTGGAAAAACAATGAAAAAGATGGGAAAAGTGCATAAAATTGAAGGTGACACAGCACATCTTAAATCCAGTACAAACATGGGTGTCATAAGCTATAAGAAGAAAGTAAGCGAACTTACAAAAGAAGAAGTTGAATTGCAAGAAGAAATTAGTTCAGCACAAATCAGTAGAATGAAAGCTGAGTATTCTAAGATTGATAGAATTGATCCATCTAGCGATAACTACAAGAAACTTATTTCTATGTTAGATAAGTTAGGTAAGCCAGAATTGCAAACACTTTCAGACGCGGGCATTAAGTTTGTTTCTGGTCTTGCAAGAAATCGTGTCAATCGCATGGGCATGAAGAAAGAAGAAACACAATTGGATGAAGGACGTCCATCACAGCGTCATCCATTAGAAGGTCATGACTATCACAAGAAGAGTGATGCTGAATTAATTTACATTGGTAAAGACGCACACAAAGCTGCAGAAGCAATGAAAGGTCACAATACTGATGCAGAGAACAAATATCGCGACCAAGCTAATGATGCTGCGACAGTTAGATACTTCCGTCAAAAGAATGGTATGCCAGATTGGTATAAAAAGAAATATGGACATGACGTTAAGAAAGAAGAAGTTCAATTAGAACAAAATGGTAGTCCAAAATCAGATAGTTTAGAGCGTTCGTATAATCAAAAATTGAATAAAGCTGAAAAGCAATTGACAGATGAAAGTCAACCAATCAATCAAGAAACAAAAAAATTGATGAAGGGACAAGTGACAAAAACTGGTGTTGCTAAGTGGCTTGCTACTGGTTCTGATAATATGAAAAAAGAAGAGAAGATTCCAGAATTCAAATCTGGCGGAAAGCCTTTAGAGAAGAAATTCAACAAAGCGTTTAAAGACTTGGGTGTTGATGCTAAAGTTAAAATCAAAACTGTTGGAAATGTTTCAGCTAATGAAGAAATTGTACTAGAAGCATCTAGAGTTGTGAAACGTGTTAAAGACTTAGCTAAAAAGAAAATGATGAAGAAAGAAGAAGAAACTCCAAGCAAAGCAAACGTCGAAAAGGGCGATCAATTGACTGGAAAGAAAGAGCCAATTGAAATTAATCCAGAGATGAAGAGTTAAAATGACGAATGAATTGCCTCAAATTTATTGTGACATGGATCAGGTTTTGGTTAACTTCGTCGGTGGTGCTAATAAAGCACTAGCTGCTGCAGGACTAAAACCTTTTCCAGAAGAAGAAAAGAATGCTAAGTGGGAAGCATTGAAACAAGTTCCAAAATTTTGGGCGAATCTAGAGCCTATGCCAGATGCACTAACACTTTGGAGATTCATTCGTCCACATAACCCATATATTCTATCGACTCCATCTAAGCGCATGATTACATGTAAGCCAGAAAAGATTGAATGGGTTAGAAAACATTTGGGTCATGTAGAAAAAATTCTTCTTGTTCCAAGAGAAGACAAACAACAATATGCAGTAAGTGAAGATGGAAGACCAAATCTTTTAATAGATGATTATGAAAAGAACATTAAAGAGTGGGTTGCTAGAGGTGGTGTTGGAGTTCGCCATATAAATAGTATGAATACAATTTCGCAATTAAGAAAACTAGGATACTAAAAAGGAGACCACCATGGCACTATGGGGAAACAATTCAGCACTTGCATTAACAGGTACTGTATCAACAACAAATACTTTAGCTACTGTAACTGGCTCTAGCACATTATTTTTGAGTGAAGTCAAAGTTGGTGATGTTATTAAAGTTAATAGCACTTTTGCAAAAGTTATATCTATTGCAAGCAACACAGCATTGACAATTAGTCCAGCTTGGTCTATTGCTAATACATCTGGTGTTAGTGCTACAGTAAAACAATCACCAAAATGGTTAGCTGCTGGTTCTGATAAAACAGTTCAAAGTATCAATTTAATTTTTGGTGTTGACAAGAACGAAGCTACTGCTGCTACACCACCAGAAATTCCTGGTTGGGTTTATACAAATACATATACAGATATGCATGGGAATTCGCGTAGAAAGGCGGAAGTATTAGTTGCAATGCCTAGCATTTCTACTGCAACAGATGATGAAGACACAGTATATCCAGACTATAGAATTGTTATTGGTACACAACCAGCAAGCAAGTCTGTTGCAAATACTACTGCAAATACGTTTACAATCTCTGTTACAACAATTCCAACTGGTGGTTCAGTCAATTATCGTTGGCAGCAAGCAGCTAATGCTAATGCAGCATTCGTTGATTTGACAAACACTGGTACATTCACAAACACAACGACAGCAACTCTAAACTTTGCAAACTCCTCAGTTGCAGGAACAGGTTCTATCTATCGTGTTCAGATGAACGTTACTGGTGCAACAGCATCGAATACTGTATCTTCAAACGCAGTATTGACAGTCATTTAATTTATTTCATGAGGGAAGACTTTTTTAAGTCTTCCCATTTTGGTCCGAGTCCCGGTAGTAGCATTCCCATTCAATTGGGTTTACATTAGGAGAAAAGAATGGCAGATAAGAAGGTAACGCAGTTAGCCGCATTGACTGTGCCTACAAAAGAAGACTTGTTGTTAATTATTGATGATCCTTTAGGATCCCCAATTAGCAAAAAAATTACAGTTGATAATTTTTTTGGAGCAACATCAGCATTGACTGTTAATGCAATTTCTTTAATTGCAACTGGCGACACTTCGCTAACAGCTAATAATTTCACATTGACTGCAGCTAATACAGTAACTATCACTAAAGGTGTAGTTATTAATAGTAGTGGCGCTGCGTCTGATACACAAATCAAATCAGACAATCAAGCAAACATGTTTTATGTTAAAGCATCTACAGATAGAATTGGAATCATGGCAAATGATCCAACATCTGCGCTTGATATTAATGCAGATTCGATTAGAATTCGTACAGCAAATACACCAGCAAGTTCATCCGTCAATTGGCAAGTTGGAACAATTACTTGGGACGCAAACTATATTTACGTCACAACAAGTGCTGGAGTAACAAAGAGGGCTTCGTTGAACACATTCTAATTTATGAATATTTTAACTGATGATAATTTTGATGAATATGCGGTAAAAAATTATGTAAATCCAAACTGTGTATCTATTTTAGAGTTTCTTGATGATTTGCAAACTATCAAATACATTAAAAGACTTGTAAATAGATACTCAGATAAAAAAGACTTAAAAGAAAGATTGATA